ATGAATCCCCCCGCTCGTGATGGTCGGCAGTGGCTTATCGACCGATTTCGCAGATCCGTTGATTTGACCGTCATGGGTGCCCCGCAGATTCACGATGAACGATTCCCCGCCGAACTTCCGCAGCCCGGCCATGATCCGCCGCATCGTGTTCGCAGCCAGGGGTCGCCGGCGCTCGGAAAGAGACTGCCCCTTGATCGTCCAGTCGATGATCTCCCGGGCCGTCCGATAGGGTTTGCGATCGGAAAACATATCGGGCTCCCCGTGACTTGGTTCCGGCCATGTGATTTTCCGGTTTCCCCTGCGCGCCAAAATGAAAAGGCGCTTCCTGGTGGTCGGATCTCCATAGTCCGCAGCGTTCAAAACTCGATCCTCTACCGCATACCCGAATGACCGCAGGGCAGCAAGAAACGCTTGATATGTCTCGCCCTGTCTCCTCTTTAGTGGCCGCATATTTGTGCCCAGCGGTCCCCAATTTCGGAATTCCTGGACGTTCTCAATCAGGACGTTATCCACCCTCAACGCTTCAATCCACCGCAGCACCGTCCAGGCAGACGCTCGGAGCTGATCGCATACCGGGCGCCCGCCCCGTGCCACGGAATGATGGGTGCACTCAGGAGAGGCAACAAGGATGTTCAGGTGCCCGGACTTTACGGCATCCTCCGGGCGGATCGCATCCAGCCTCGCGCAGATGTGCCGGGCGCCGGGATGGTTGATGGAGTGCGTCTCGATCGCAATTTTCCAGTGGTTCACAGCCAGGAGGTCGACACGGCTCCCCATCGAATGACAGGCCCGATAGAGCCCGGTCGATGTGCCGCCGGCGCCGCAGAAAAGGTCCGCTGCCTGTATGACCCGTGACGAGCTGTCTGGATAGGCATTTCTCAGCATGAAGCTACAAACTCCCATAGTCCACGCGATCCATTACATGAGATGATTTTGTCATCGGGCAGCGGTTCGATATCCGTGAGCATCCATCCCCAGCGGCCGTCCCGATAGTCTCCGTACAGGCGCTCAATCGCCGAAATCCCGGCCCGGAGTTCTTCTGTCCTGTGGATATCTTTGAGTGTGGCGAATCCAACGATGGCTCCAAACGGGAGTCGCCCCGGGATTCTTCCGAGCGCCCTTTCCGTCTTCGCAAATTCGCGTGCCCAGGCCGGAAAGCCTTTGGAAGCGTGGAGACCGATACGCCCGCGATAGTAGGTCCTCCATGATCTCGTTTCGATCGTCTTATTGCCGATCATAATGGCCGTAGCCCAAGGCTGGATTAACGTCAAAACCTTCATGCTGCGAACCTCCTCGCCACAAATGGCGGAAAAATATGACCAACATTATGACCGCGGATCACCTTTGAACAGGGCGATGAGGGCCTTGCGATAGCAGGCACAGGTTGCCTTCCACGCTCTGATGTGAGCCTCTGCCCGCACCTTCTTTGCAGCTTCGCGGGCTAGCCGATCGCATCTGCGCTGTTCGGTTTTCAGTTCATCCTCGAGCTCAGCCACTCGTAGGGAAAGGTCGGAGCAACTCTGGCAGTCACCCATTTCAGCACCCCCTCAAAACCCTTCGCAATGCGTTACGTGATACGACTTCCCTTTGACCATCTTCGAATTCCACAAGCGCGGAGTTGGCGCGGCCGCGGACGATCACTTTGCAGCGTCGACCGTGAAGGGTGAGTCGCTTTTCATTGTTTCTCCAGACGTAGATGTAATTCTGGTCATGGGACATACTGTTCACTTTCGACAGCATTTCTACGAAGCTCTCCGAGGCGATCACCTTCTGTTTTCGGCATCACCGATATATCCAGGTAACCTCCGTGCATCCCATGGTTTGTCAGATGCAGAGAATAAGACACTCGCCCATGAGGTTTTTCCGTTGGCCTACCGTCCGGCGTTAAGTGGTCGTATTCCTCATGGTGAAATACCGCACAAATTGACTCCTTGATCGCCTGTATCAAATCTAGTGCCTCGCTCGCCTCGGTCACCCACGGAACGGCTACAAGGTCGAAATCCCTATGAAGCGACCCGTGAACGCACAGGGCATAACCATGATCCTTTGCGATCTGCAGGAGCATGGGATAAATGGCGCAGTATGCGGCGGCTCTTGCAGATATGGGTTCTTTGATATTTGTCATCTTTTTCTATCGCCTCCACTCCCTGTAGGTTTTCAACTGCTCGGTGCTCTTCAGATATAGCGGGTGCCGCGGTTGCCCTGCTTTCGTCATTCCCAGGCAAAATATCGGCGCTTCGATCATATCCGACACCGCTTTTACTCTGATCCCGGACGGCCAATGCCCCCAACAGGCCACCACCTTGTTGTCGCCCCTGCAATACTCGAGTATCGTCCGGTCGTTCTCCGGCCCAACCGGGTCCTCTTGGGCCATCATCTCGTCTGGGTATGGGCTGACATAGGCAAAGAGATTGAGCATGACCATCCCGCCGAACCCCTCCCGCTTTGCAAACCCGATGCAGCGGCGAATGGTAGGATCGTTGTCCGTGGCGTTGGCCGTCGATGGATTTAGGCCGATGAATACCAGCCGGCGGGCATCGAACATATCCCACCAGCGCGTGAGGGAGTAGCGATACTGACCGCACGGGCTAAAGACGGCGGAGGATTCAATCATATCGCCCTCCAAGGAAGCTCATCGTGCGTCCGACCGTCTAGCAGGCGACCGGCGGCTTCGCGACCGACGCGGTGCAATATTTCGATCCGGGAGCATTTGCATGGCGCTCCGGATAGAGGACTGGCTCCGTATTTTGTGACTACCGGTTTCATGGGAAAGGCCCTATACGATGACAGCTTCCCCACATTCGCCCGCCTTTTAGAATCTGAAACGACGAACATAGGCATCAACGCACCTGCGTGCGTCATCACGTAATCCACTCCATCATCTCCCGAAAATAAACTAACATCATCTGGTGCCCATTCACCCCACTGCTTGAAGCAGAAACGCACCTCTACCGCCGTGCACTGATCCCTGTCAGAGCGGCATACGTCAGGGTGAGTCGGTCGCGCCCCCGCTCCAGTTTCACCTCCTGCGATCAATACTGCGATCTCCCGTAGTTCCGGACCGTAGTCGATGATCCCGAGGGCGGGCTCGTGGCTGATGAACTTCTTTCCAGGGACGGCGAGAAAGTGATCTTTCTTCGCGTCCCACTCCTGCTGGTTGCAGACGGTGAGGCCGTGATAGATGTGATCGCGTAACATTTCGTGCGCGTCATATTCGTGGTTCCTGAAAATGTGATCGTGCATAACGTGGGGGCGTTTCGTGAGAATCAGAAAGACGTGCTGCTTACACCTGCACATGATGTTGTAGGCATCGTTCCTGAATTTTTCCGGCACCGCCTCATGGAAAAGATCGCCCATAAACTGCACGCCGATCACGGCGGGTTTTCGCGCCCGCAACGGTGCCGACAGTTCGCGCCCACGCAGGATAAACGGTCCCGTTCCTGCCAGTGCAGCCCGTTCGTTTTCTGGCAAGGCCGAGTTCTCGCACAGTCGATCCGCGGTCCTCAGATGCCAGCAGTTGGTGCACCCAGGGGAGACGCGGGTGCATCGCATGGCGATTGGATTCCATGTGTGGGACAGATATTCAATGCCTGTCGTCTGCATTCAACCCTCCTCCTCGTTCCCCTCCTCATCATCATCGTCGCGGACATCTGCGACAACGGGCACCTCCACGGGCCGGTCCTCGCTGTACCGTGCGAGCACGTGTTCAACCTCCAACAACAGGTATTCGATCAATTCTGGGATGCGCGTCGGATTGCCCGTCACCAGAGACACGATGTCACTGGCTTTGCTCCGCACCAGTCCCTCCAGATCGGACCGGAATATCGCTGCCCGCTTGCTCAGTTCGATGTCGAAATAGTCCTTTTGTACAAATTTGCCCTGGGCGAGCCTGAGTTTCAGCTCAGCCATATCGGCTTGGTGCCGCAGCTTGTCTGCCTCCGCCTTGGCCCGGTCAGTGGCGATGCCGCTCATCATCTCATCGCGTTGCCCCGCTGAGCCCTTCTGCTTCAGACAGTTTCCCGCGTAGGTCTGAACGGATTTTAGAGAATAGCTTCCGTCAGGCCGCGCAGAGATCCGCCCGGCCTTGGCATCAGCGTAGACCTTCGACTTCGATACCTTCCACCCGTGATTCTTCAGCCAATCGACAACAGCCAGAAGATTCGGCAGCGGTTGCTCGGTCGGGAAATATTTGGCCTCGAGTTCCTGGATGGTGGCCTTCAGCGCCGATTCTGCATCACGCCAATCCTTCAGCCGCGCCGCTGTCTTGCTGGCGTTGTATGTTTTGAGGTTTTCGACGACAGCGTTATAGAGAACCTTCAGGGTAATCTTGTCCCGATCGTCGGCGCCATCGATGAGCTTCTGCAGCCTGTCTTTCTCCATGTCCAAGTCCGGGATGACGGCGAGAATAGACCCGCAGAGGGTGCTGCCGTCGAGTTTCTTTTCAACGTCCGCCTTTTTCGCCGCCATTTGCCTCACCACAGATAGTGTGCTATGAGCTCCGCCGGCGGCCGGTGGCCATATCCGTGTCCCCACACGGATGCCGAGGTGGTTCGCCGCCCCTCGGCGAACTGCCGGCCGCCCTTTCTTGTTACGTGCCTGAGCGGATACGTTCGGCCTTCTGCCCGGTGAAATCCTCCCAGCGTTTGACATCCACGTCGCAGTAGACCGGAGACAGTTCCATCGCCCGGCATGATCGCCCCGTCTGTTCCGCAGCCATGATCGTTGTTCCGGATCCGGAAAAAGAATCAAGCACCATGGAGCTGGGTTTGCTGCTATTCCGCAAGGCGCGCGCCACGAGCGCGATCGGCTTCATGGTAGGATGTTCATCACTGCGCGTCGGCTTTTGAAATTCCCAGATGTCGCTTTCAATTCCGCACGCCTCCACGCGGACCATCGGGACGCCATCAGAATCGCGCAGTAGCTTGTCATGTCCATACACGTCTCCCAGATTGCGGACTCCTGACCAGTAATGGCTCGACGCCTCGAACCATCCATATAGGATCGGCTCATACTGGCGCTGATAGTTGGCGCGGCCGATCGTGAATTGAGACTTCACCCAGATGATGAACGTCGAGAAATGCCCGCCGGCATCTCGGAACGCCCGTTGGAGGTTGTCAAGTTCGGATGACGACATGGCAACGTAGACGTCGCCGGTAACGTGCGGCCTCAGTGCCTCAATCGCGGACCGCAAGAATAGATAGAAGTCTTCCCGCTTTTTAAAGTGATCGTTCAGGATCTTTCGTCCGGCGTTTTTGCTCCCATCCTTTTTCCCCTGGCGATCGCGCATCGACGATCCGTAATCGACGTTGTAGGGTGGATCGGTGAAGACCATATCTGCTTTGGTTCCATCCATGAGCAGATCGATCTCAGCGCGGATCGTCGAGTCTCCACACATGAGACGATGCCGCCCGAGCTGCCAGATATCGCCTCGCTTCGTTGTTGCCTGTGCGATCTTTGCCGCCTCAGCATCGGCGTCGAACCCATCTTCTGTGACGTCCCTCTTCAGGAGGATTTCGATTTCCCGGGCAGAGTAGCCGGTCAGGCTGATATCGATGTCGAACGTCTCAAGCTCGACAATGACGTCGCGGAGTTTCGGCAAATCCCATTCCCCGGTGACCTTATCCAATGCGATATCGAGAGCCAGCTCCATTTCAGGCGAGAGATCGACGATGGAGACTTCGGCCTCTTCGTAACCAAGAAATCTCAGCACCTCGAGGCGCTGATGACCGCCGACAACGTTGCCGGTCCGACGGTTCCAAACGATCGGATCCACATATCCGAACGTCTCGATCGACCTGCGGAGGTCATCGAAAGCCGGATCACCAGTCTTCAGCTTCTTCCGCGGATGCTTCTCTGCAGGCAGCAGTTTCGAGAGGTTCAAGACTTCAATGATCATGATAATCCTCTATCCACGTATCCGGTCGTCGATTCCAAAGATTCAAGACGATGCAGGCCTTCATCGTCCATTCCGTCGACAACGGCCATACAAAAACCCGCACCCCCCTTTGCTGCGCCTCTTGACTCCTCTTTTCCCATACCAGTGGTTGCAAGGCCGCCTCCGGATTTGCAGGTCCTGCTCGACGAAAGCGGCGTGCCTGCAGGGTCGCCAATTCCGACGATAGAGCCTCCGGGCCCCATCGCTGAGAGTGGCGTTGTCGACGACGACTGCGGGAGTGCCCGCTGGAGGCGCCAGGCCCCATCGAACCGCCGTTTCCACAGCCGGATCCCCTCGGTGCTCATATGGAGGACACTGGCAATCTGCTCGTCCTGGGCGTGCGTCCCGATCAGGAGACCGAGGATGATGATCCGCGCGAAGCTGAGGTGACTGCCGGCGATGAAGGTGCCAGTCAGGGCCGTGAAATATTTCCGGCATCTGCGGCAACGCACCCTACCTCCAGACCAAAAACTCCGCAATGATGCGTCTCCTGAGATTTGCGTGGAGCACCCCGGGCAAAATGCACCGTGCCGATGAAGCTTCTTCATGATCCAGTCCCGGCAGCGATCCTCACTCAAGAAATCAGCAACGGTACTGGCCAGAATATCGCCGGGACCGAACGATTCGGACCTGTGCGCTTTTGTAATCTTATCCATGCCTTCCATTTTTCCAGACCTTTCAAGACCCCAAATGCAGTGTAGAATCGAGGTTTGAATTACCCGTAAATGGGGATTTTTTTGGAAGGACCCGCTCACTTGAGGCGGGCCGTCCGAAGGGCCGCATCCATAGCCTCACGGAAGTTGACCGGGAACCTTTCATTGGCTACCTTCCTTCCGACTTCAAAGAAATGGAGGATTGATCGGTATGAGACCTTGCTCACAAAGAGGAACACGGGTTTGATCGCCGTACCCCAGACGAACCCGGTCCGCTTGTAAATGCCCATGGAGAGATGACTGGCCCGCAATCCTCTGCCGTTCGAAACGAAGTACGCGAACCCCCGCTTCGTCTTCGAACCCTTTTCTAGCCGCGCACGTTTCTTTGCCGTCATATTGGAGAAATATCCCGCCGTCATTTCAGCGGCACCAAGATACGACAGGATCTGCCGGAGCTGGCCGCGGCTGACGTTCCCGTACTGATCCAGCTCGGCGCCGGCTCCTGGAACGCACATCATGCCCTCTGGCAGAATGTTCATCGCCTGCAGGGCACGTTCAAATCTCTTGATGTGACGGTCACCGCCCTGGATCTCCGGATAGAGAAACTTTTTTGCAGGCGTGCCCTTGCCGGCATCATCCTTTGGGTAAATGAATGCCGACAGATCGTTCTTCCTGGCGGGACGCAGATACAGGCTGTTCAGTGTGTAAGGCGTTGGATTATTGAATACGAGCCTCATTTCACTGACGAGCGCCGCCTTATCGTCCTGGCCCGTTTTTGTGAGCGCCCTCGCCATCGCGTACAGGAAGTGGTTCTTCTCGAACGCGTCGAGCTTCTGAAACAACTCATCGATGCCTTTGATCTCTACTTGCATTTCTATTCCTCCACGAAGGGCAGCGGCAGACTGAGGTCACCGTGTGCCATTAGATACCGCAGGTCCTGCAGCGCCTCGAATAGGAGCATGACGGCATTATGAGCGGCACGGCCGCGATCCGTCTCCCGCTTCACATCAGCAGCCGTCAGGCCAGGTTCGAACCGCAGAGACGGTTGGCCAATCCGCGATTCGCACACGTTGAAACCGTGTTGTCTGCACCACTTGAGGTATTCCGACAGCCTGATGATCGGGGCACTATCTGTCCAAGACTTCAGATCCGGACGGTCGGGGGATCCTGCAGCATCAGTATCGGCGGCGATGCCTGCGGCGGACGCCTGTCGAGTACTCCTGGCTGCAAGCGGGTTATAAACGTCATTCAGTGCCTCAATTCCCATGGATTGCATCCTCCGTACTGTTTCCCGTCCGGGCCGTCCGGGTGCCGTCCGGGTGATTTCGAGCCGCCCGGACGTGGTTAAAAACCGTGCATTCAACAGGTTAAATCGTCCCGTCCGGGCCGTCCGTGCATTTTTCTATAAAAAGAAGAATAAGAATCAGAATTGGAAGTCACCGCGCGCACGCGCGCACGCGCGCGCATGTGCATTATATTGTATTTCACCCGGACGGCCCGGACGGGATAGTGTAAGTCAATGATGTAGCTGGTAGAAAGCGCGTCCGAGTGGACGCATTTTACCCGGACGGCACCCGGACGGCCCGGACGCAGATCGGCGGTCCTGATATCCTTGGGGGGCGGGCAGAGCATCGAGGGGGGAAGGGGGGAGGCAATGAAAAGCCCTGCGGAAACGTGCCCGCGGAACCGCCGGGGGCAGGGGGGATCGTCGCAGGAAGCGGCTTTCTGCGCATGCAGCGGGCACGCAGATCGACTCGATCGAACATCGGAAAGGTCAGCGATGGGCCCGCCCGGGGAGTTCCCGAGCGTGGCATCGCCGTCGACGGCGCGGCAACCGGCACCATCCACACCTTTGTCGATGGCGGATCTCGCATCGCGTGCGACGCCGATGGGATCCAGAGTGGCGTATCGCCACGTCACGCGATCCTCGATGCAAGGGATAGAAGGTACGCCGGCGCTCACGTCTTCGCCTCCCCGGGCAATTTCTGCGGAATCCTGACGCCCTTGAGATGATATTCGCGCCGGCCATTGATCTGCGGCCGGTATTGCTCCAGATTGTGCCGTGCAGCCTTCAGCTCGCGAAAGAAATTCTCTTCGCTGAATTTCTGATAGCCATTCTCCTTGCAGTACGTCGCGTAGAGGTCGTAGACCTCCTTCTTCGATGCCTCGTAGGCTTCATCGGTCGGATCCCCGAATTCCAGCTCGTCTTCGGCGAAGCACAGCACCGGGTTGTTGCTGCGCCGATAGTCCAGCATGATCCGGTTCGTTTCATCGCACTCCGTGAAGTCCTTCTGTTCCCAGAGCCGCTTGCGGCCGATCAGCGACCAGTGGAAGATCCCGGAGAGCTCGCCTTTAAGGGTGTCCAGGAGGCCCTTGTCGCCGCCCGTGAGGAATTGCTTTTTGAACTGGATAGGAAGGATCTTCCGGAAGAATCCGTCGCTGTTATCCAGGACGCGAGGGAAACGGTTCGCGGCGAACGCCATTTTGCAGGTCGGTTCGAACTCAAACGAGTTTTCGTGTTTGAAGGCCGCCTGAATAGAGTCCCCGGAGACGATCGCCTTGAAGATCTTGCTCTCCATCGCCTTCGAACCCACCTCCGTCGAGATGTTCAGGAGCTTGCCGTAGAGCGACGAGCGCTGGAACTGATCGTCCAGATCCTCGATGTTGACTGCGGCGCAATTCTTCGGCCCCACCATGGCCCGCAGGATCTTGAGCAGCGTCGACTTCCCGTCGGCGCCTGGCCCGAGGCACAGCAGGCACTTTTCGAACGCCGTAGACGGCGTCAGACAATAGCCGAAAAACTCCTGGATCTGGGCGATGACCGCCGGCGTCTGGATCGTCTCATTGAGGAATAGCAACCACCGCTTGCAAATAGGCACGTCCTCCGGACCGTAAATGACGGGGAACATATAGGTCGCGTAGAATTCCTTGGTGTGAGGGTAGAGCACGTCGTCATCGATCGAGTACATGCCGTTTTCGACGCAGAAATAGCCTGCCCGGTCATTGATCTTCCGTCCCTCGGGTATCGAACAGAGCATCCTTGCCTGGAACGTCGCGTCCTCGACGCGCGCCTTCTGGGACTCGTTTTCGAGGTACTTCAGGCATTCCGCCTTGATGTAATCCTCGTACAGGACATCCCAGAAACGGCCGTTCCACTTGTAGGTCAGGCCGGTCTCAGGCTCATACATGAGCGCCATATCCCGCAGGATCTGCTCAGCCAAAAGACGCGGCCGGAACGAATAGCGCTTGTTCACCCCGTAATCGTAGAACCGATAGACACCATCGGTACGACGATCCTCGTCGCCAGGAGGAGGAGGGGGGACTAGAGGCTCCCACGGTTTGGCGGCCTCCATCAGATCAGATAAATCGTCGGCGGTCCATCCGTGGCGGACGAAGAAATCAGTCAGATCCTGCCCGTGGTCCTTCGGCACAGCTCCGTCCGGAGTGACACCCATGAATTCAGGCCACGTGATCATTCGGACGGACCTGGCGACCTTGGACAGGCACTCCCCGGCGTAGTCGGCATAGACGCGGCCCGCATTGTCGGCGTCGTACGCGACGATGACATCACGCCCACGGAAAGGCCGCAGGTGATCCGACGTCCAGTCCTTGAGCTTGCTCGTCTGGGTGATCGCGTTGAAGCCATGGGAGAGGGCGCATATCGTGTCCGATTCGCCCTCGCACAGAAGAATGGTTTTTCCGGAATCGTCAGGACGTGCCGGGAATAGCCTGGAATCTCCCGTTGACGAGGCGAAGGAGATGATCTTGAATTGTTTCGCACCCGGCTGGTAGAGACGGATGTTATACAGGCTCCCGTGTTCGTCGAAGATCGGGATGGCGATCTTCTCAGGCTTCGGGACGTCTCTCAGCTTTCCGGTCTTTTTGTCCAGCCTGCAGGTCTGCAGGCGAAGGTCAAGATGCCGGATGGCATCCGCAGACCATCCACGCTCCCGTTTCAGCCGCTCGATCCAGTCTGACGGCAGCGAGGGAAACTTTTCCCAAGCCTGGCGCATCAGCTCCAGGGTCTCCTCGTGCTTCAGCTCGACGTCCGGACGATCGTCTTTCCTACCGCCCTTGCCGTCGCGTTTGGCGTCAGAGGCGTCTTTCCCATACGGAACGCCGTATGCCTCGCAGAAGGCCTTGAAGCCCTCCTTCTGGCCGTATCCGTGAACCTCGGACCAGAGCTTGATCAGGTCGCCGTCGGCGCCACAGGAAAAGCAGTGGTAGGAATCCTTCGTCACATTGTAGGAGAATGATGGACTGGCGGATTGCTCGGATTCCTGATGAATGGGACAATAGCCGTGTATCTCGCCGTCTTTTGTCTGCTTGGTGACCTTATAAAGCGAGCGAGCGATGGTGGAGCGTTCGGCGTCGGGTAGGTATTTACTGGCAAGCCCCATGCTGTCTCTTACTCCCTATGTTCATCACCGCACGCCGCATCCGAAGATGGGGCCCGGGCGGGTACTTACATTTCCGACGATGACACCAGGTAACAGACGTCGATCGCTCAAGATCACCGCCGGCGATGGTCGACGGTACCGTCCCTCAAATCATGACGATGCTGGCCAACAGCGGCGCGTGCGGCGATGTCGAACCGGTTGAGCACAGTTTCCGTTTTCACGTAGTCCTGCAGGTCCTGCTCGCCGATCGCGGCGATGGCCACCGGCGCGGTTCGCCGATCCAGGCGATGCGGGCCTCCATCTTCCATCGCATCGATGGCGGCCGTGACGGCGTACCTTTCGAGATCCGGCATCGCTGAAAGACGCCGCGTCCATCGCTGGATCTTGCGCTTGATGCGCTCGCGCTCACGGAATCCCCCCCCCAGATAGCGGTAATCATGCAGCCGAGATGGCGGCGGATAGTTCATCCAGAGCTTCTCCGTGACATGGCCGCCACCACGATTGGTCGTCATGAAAGTCGCGGTGCTCCAATCGATAAGCGCCTCGTCATAAATGGCGTTTGGATATCCGGAGATCATGACCATGCAAGGCAGGGTTTTGATTACCGACAACAGAACCTCGTGATCGGAATCCGCGAGTTCGTAAGCGTAGATATTGCGCCGCGTGCTCCTGGTCTGGATGAGGTATGGAGGGTCCAAGTAGACAAATGTCCTGGGCGAGAAGGTTTCACTGGCAAGCCAGGAAATGGCGTCTGTACGGAGGATAGACAGGTTAGGAATGACACTTTGGGGAAAAACCGACAACGCTGCAGGATCGATATCAATGCCGATACTGCGCGCCGCCGGCCGCTTCATCCGCAGGACAGCTCCACTTCCAAGAAACGGCTCGACGTAGGTATCGTGGGGAGGTATCCTGTTGATGATCTGCTGGTACACCCCCGCGCCGTTTTTGCCCCCTGGATACGTCATGGATCGTCCGTCTTTCCTTCTTCCGAGTGTCCGCTGTGCCGATTGACGAAGTCCTCTATTGCGCGAAAATATTTGATGACCGCCCTTGCCTTGGTGAGACCGATGATCAGCAGTTCACCGGGCTTACCCGTGGGAATCTTCAGGACGGGATACTTATGAAACAGATCTTCCTGGGGCTCGGTGATCCTCTCCATGCATCACCTCGGGCCGGTTCATCAGAAGGGCATAGCCGGCGACGTCCTTCCAAGGATTCTCTCCCATGGCCGTCTTGTCCGTCGCGATCCGGAAAAATTTGTCGAAGATGCGGACCATCGCCAAGAGATCTGCGTACTGATCGGGCCGGATCCCCTTGGGATAGAGAATCTTCAGGATTTCTCCGCAACGATCGAACGCTCTCCCGTACGCCTTCTGTTTCTTGTCGACCAGCCGGCCGATCTCTGCGCCTGTTTCTTCATTCTCGCCGATGGGCATTGTCATGAGATTTCACTCCCCATGGATTCTTCGGATTTCAGGTGAGAACATCGTGCGTCCCCACAGGTGTGAGGATAATGACACTCCAGCATGTGCCCGACGGGACAGAGCATGCAGGCCATCGGTGATGTCGCTCCGCGCTTGCACTGTTTCCGATAGATATTTCCCATGCCGGTCGGGAAACGCGAATTCGCCTCAAGCTCGGTTATTCTTCGCAGGGTTTCTTCATCCATCGGCGCGCTCCGAAGCGGTACCAGATGTCTGCTTCTTTTCCTTGGCAAATACGATCAAACCGATCAGCGAGATTCCGACGACGATCCCGATGAAGATCCCGATCCCGAGGCCGCCATAGAAAGGAGAAATCTCCATCACATCACCCCCATGACAAGGCAGCCGAAGAGGAAAGCGACGAAGATGAGAACGGCGACGGCGACAGTAGAAACCGCCTGCTTCGGATCGTGCCGGATCAGCGGGATGTAGCCGCACAGATCCCCGTCAGGAAGAACCATTCTGAGCAGACCTCGACTCTCTTGCAGCCATTCTGGATGGCACTTGATTCGAGTCATAGCCTTACCTCCTTGTATTCGTCGTAAAAGGGGATGATCGTCTGGATATGGGTGGCAATCTCCTTGACAGAGACATGGACATTTTCGGGACCATTCGCGGCGACGATCTCCGTGTATTTGAGACGGACCTGCGCCCTGGCGCTCCCTGGCGAATTGGCACGAACGTGGCCGGAGCAAACGACGACGCCATGAACCACGAGCCAGTATTCAAAGAGAATCATCGATTTTTCGGGATAGGTGTATTGTGTCAGAACATCGGGGCTTGGTTTACTCAGCGCGAGCTCCATGAACGTGCGATCCTCCCCTATGGATGGTATGATCCGTTGCCTCGATTCAGGGCCTCAGAAACATCCCTTTGATGCGCGAGGAAACCATCGATCTCGTCATTGGCTTCGGCGAGAGCGAGGGCCGTTCTTCTCAGGCGTTCGATCGCCGGATGACGATCGCCAAGGCGTATTCGTTCCGCAACGTATTCGAGGTTCTCCTGGATTTCCTTTTGATCCATCAATTCCTCCCTCCACGCTCGACCGGGTAGATCGTATCCGCCTTAGGGACGATGCCTCCGGTTCGCCTGCAGTACCTGGCCAGCGGGGCCGGGTTTCCATCGACCATCGCCTCGATAGCCTTTTTGTATTCCTCATCCGCCGGTGCCGGCGCCTTTCCGGCGAAAAGGAATGTGTGGATCTCGCTGATCATTTCCCTCAGCTCGGCGATCTGCTTTTCGACGCGACTGCTCATTCGGTCCTGCCTGCATCCAGGGCATGAAGAAGGTTTACGATTGCCTGCAGGGCGTGCTGCCCTTCGTGGATGACGCGCTCCCGTTCCGCATCGTTCAGGCGATTGTCGGCCAGAGAGGTGTCAACCTGGCTCATCAGGTCCCCGAACTCCTTGACCGCCTTCAATGTGAGACGATAGATCTGCGGATGTGAGGCGTTCGGCTTGGGAAGACGGATAGCGACGCGTCCAACCTGATGTTCGATGTGATCGAGGATCTGATAGTCATTTGTGGAGAGAGTGAGCGCCGTCAGTTTCTTTACCGGCATCTTCCAGCCGCTTCCCGTATCCGATTCTTCCTGATCGGGAAGACCCCATTTCGTCACGGTGTTGACGCTCATGTCGACGTCTTCTGCGATCTGTTTCAGGGGCTTCCGATTGCGGTGGATCGTGTCGTAAATGTGCTCGCGTAAGGTATTCATTTTGAAGATTCTCCCTGAAAAAATTAATTGTCGCGCCTGTCTTCCGGGTGTATATGTTTACGGCGTCAAAATAGGTCCCTCACTTTTTGGCGGCCAGGAGTCGAGAACCTCCTGGAGCATCTCCAAAAGCTGCTTATATGCCTGCCCGGAGCGAGATCCGGTCAGGGCCATGCAAAGCGTCGACTTCTTGATTTGGCGTCCCACTTTTGCACTGAGGTGGGGCAGGATGATGTCGTAAGACCCCTCTCGATCGAGGTCGAGATCGATCATCCTGTGCTTCACGCTTCTTCGGATGTTGGAGAATTCGTTTTCCATGTTACCTTCCAATAAAGGGGAACAGCCATGAAAGCACCGACCAGAGAAGGATTCCTCGAGACGTTGAAGGACTGGCCAGCCCTGACCGCACATGGCTTAAAAAGCAGACAGGCCTGTGAGCGTCTGAACATTGATTACGACGGGTGTCGCCGCGCTCTTGAAAACGAGTACGATTCCTTTGTGGCGTGTTGTGAATGGCTGTCATCCTGTCCTCTGACAAAGCACGTGTCACCGAAATCCCCTCACAGTTATTTCATCCGAGACAAGCTCGGTGACTCCATGGATCGCCGCTATCTTTCCAACGGCGCCTTCATCGCCGCGGTGCTGTACCTTGGGGTTCCCTACAAATGGGACTATGCTGACTCGAACATTCAGGTAGCGATTTCCCGGCATTGCGAACTGTTGTACGGCCGAAGTGACCGCCCTCGACGGTAATGGTCTGCCAAGGGCGAAGACCGGCAAGCTTGAGTTCGATGCCCAGGATCAGATTGGTTTCGATCAACACGTAACCTTTGAACCGTTTGGTTGTTTTCAGCGCCTCGGCCAATTCGCGGCGCGAGCCGAAAATGAAACGCTTGTAAGGGATGCCTTCCTGGTCATACTTGGCCATAAGAAGCTTGGCGATGAGACTTTTGCCCAGGCCCGGACCGTTGATGATGATGATTCTTCGCCCGATTGGCTTCTGAAGAGGGATTGACATGGGACCTCCGACAAGAAGAAAGCACTTCAGGTTTTGACAACGTTCGATAAACGCTCCGCAGGGATGCTATGAGCAACGGAATATGATCCCTGTGCACCTTTACAGGAGGATTGCCGGGCTTCGAATAAATATCGACGTGTTTGAGCCGTGGGCTGTAGGAGACAGCTATTGGCGTTCTGATTCTGCAATTATTCATCATGCTCTTTCGAATCAAAAGGGAAGTGGGCACTGAGCCGATCCAAGCCTTCTTTCGCCCAGCACATCATTTTTTGGAGTTCTTCCTGGGCCTTCGGATCCGGGATTGTTTCGTCGAGAAACTTTTGCAAGGCGGTCATGATCTAATTTCTCCGGAGGAGCGTATGTCGAAAGCATTCAAAGACTCGTTGCTCGTAACCGCTTCACTGCTTACCGTCGCTGAGGCCATTACAGGCCATGAAGAAGGAACCCAACTCATGGGACAAGACCCAGGCAAGCTCGTTTATGAGGCTTTCAAAAAGCATCTCGCCCGCCTCGCGAAAGATAATCCCTCACGAACGGACCGGGAATGACCCTCCCGTTCCTTTCAACCTCGACATCTTTGATGTCGGGAATGTGGGATTGCCTGACGATTTCGGATTTCAGGCAGGCGGATGCCATCTCAAGCACCGCTTCCGCCTCACCAATTGTCAGGGATTTCGTTTTGAGCACCGTGAGGACGTCCTGAAGGGCGTCTTTCGACAATGGATTGGAAATGACTCTTTTGAATCGATCCCAATACATCGATGGCACCTCCCTCATGAAGATTTTTTGTGAATTTGTTAATTCTCTGGGGTGAATGAATACACGACAATAAAAACTCTGTCAACTATTATTTTTTACTGTAATGAAAAAAATTGAATTACATTTAAATTTCAATGAGATAAAGAAGCGTATCGAGATCGATAAAGCTCCTTATGGCGTAGGTGAGTGGGCAGATTTGATCGGAATTAGTATAGCGAGTGTAAGTAACATCCATGGGAAAAAGGGGAAGGTAAAACCATCCATTGAATATATTGTTGCCGTAGCCAAGGTTACCGGAAAGCCGATCGAATGGTATTTGTACGGGACCCAGCCAGAGAATCAAGCCAAGGCCATGACGGAAGAGGAATTCATGGCCCAATGGCCGGAAGAGATAAAGAACGCATGCCGTCAGCTCAAGGAGATCCTGCTATCCGATCACCCCGTGATCAAGCCTGCGCTGCTATCGAACCTCGCGGCATTTCAGCACAGCGTCCAGGAAGAAAAGGTCCACCGAGACAGGGACAACAAAAGGGACGAGGAGATACGAAAGCTCAGGAAGCGTATACGGTTCCTGGAGGAACGTGACCAGGCGGATCCCGCTTCCGGTACCGGCGCGGCCGCGTCATCGAGTACCGGGAAAAAGGAAACGTAGTCTTCCCGACATTCGGGAAGAGCGACCATTCCGGAGGAGGTTAGAGATGCTCTTTCTTATTCTCTGGTTGTTCTGTGCCATCGTCAGCGCCATTATTGCGGCCAATAAGGGACGGAGCGGTGTCGGATGGTTCTTCCTCGGTCTTCTGATTGGTCCCTTCGCCTTCGCCGTCGCGCTTCTGCCGGCTGTCCAAAAACAGGGAACCGGTGCCGGAAATGCGGGCGGAACGAAGAAATGTCCGTTCTGCGCGGAGCTCATCAAGAGCGAGGCCGTCAAATGCCGTTTCTGTGGATCGGAGCTACCCGCCCCGGAACAACAAGGGCATAAATGCAGAAACTGCGACTTCATATTCAGGGAGGATTTCGGCCCGGAAGGGTGGTTTTGCTCAAATTGCAGGACCTTAAATCCGTAGCGTCCGCTTAACCAGTAAAAGGAGGATCGCATGAGCAAGGATCAAGATCGCACCGTTTACAAGAGAGACGATGGCCGCTGGGGAAACAAGAGAAATGACGCGGAACGGGACAGCAGCGTGCATGATACCCAGAAAGAGGCCCATGACACCGCCAAGGAAATGTTAAAGAACCAGGGAGGAGGCGAACTTACTACCATGGGCCGGGACGGCAAGATCGTGAGCAAAGACACAATTGCCCCCGGAAATGATCCCAATCCTCCCAAAGACAAAGAGCACTAAATGGCCCTGATCATCCAATGCCGTTCTTGCCGCACCCGCATCCAGCCCGAGACGACGACCTGCCCGTCCTGCGGATCTGCAGATCTGCGCTTCATCATCGACTACTGGCCCAGGGGCCGCTGGGGCCGCCGGGTCCGGATGCCACTCCCGGACAGCGTCACGACGGAGGACGCCGCCAGAGATGCGGAGCAGGCCGTGATGCGGGCCAACAAAGATAAGCGGTCGCAAACGAAGCCGATCCCGCAGAAGAAGAAGGTGGGCGAACTCTTCGAGGACTATCTTGCCTGGTACCATCTCCATCGGGCGGCGACCACGTGGCATGACGTATCAATGACATGGGAAAACAGCCTGAAGGGCACCTTCGGAGAACTCAACGTTGACGAGGTTTGCGAAGGTCATTATTCGATGTATCAGCATCTCCGATCCCTGACGGTATCGAATCGCACCATCAACAAGGAACTGGATTACTTCAGCGGGTTCCTGACATGGTGCCGGCGCGAAAAGAAGATAGCGCTGGAGCGCATTCAGTACGAAGAGCTTCCCTACAGCAAACCCCAGCCGATCATCCTCTCGTTCGTGGAGATTGACCGGATCATGAAGGCTGCAAAGTCTAAACCGATTCATCATGCCCTTTTTCTATGTCTCTATTCCATAGCGGCGCGGGTGTCATCGGTCATGAATCTCCGCTGCTCGGATTTCGACTTTGAAAACCTGGCTGTCCGGGTCCAGGTGAAGGGCGGAAAGTGGAAGCTCTTGCCGATCACGGAGGACGTCGCCAAGGCCGTGAAGAAGGTTATCCGGGGAAAGAAGGACCCTGATGCCTATGTCTTTTCATTTCGCAAGAGCGGAGAGCCGGTGAAGAACATCCGGAATGCACTGAAGCGGATCTGCGAGAAGGCGGGCGTGAAGAAGCGGGTCCACCCGCACCTGCTGCGTCATTCAATGGCTACTCACATGCTCTCTGCCGGCGTCGATCTTCGAACCGTCCAGGAAATGCTGGGGCATGGGCAGATCACGACGACGGAGATATACACGCACATTGATATCAGCCACCTGCGGGCGGCACAGCAAAAGGTCACGATCCGCAAAAAACTATAATGATTTCAAGGGGCGTGTCTCATCTATGAATTGTAACATATTGATATTATTTTAGTATAGGCTTGACTCTGACTCCGTGAATC